ATCTTAAAAAAGGAATACATGAAAATAGTTATTTACAAAATGCTTGGGACAAACATGGAGAAATAAACTTTTTATTTGAAATCCTTGAAGAGTGTCTTCTAGATGAATGTATTCAAAAAGAAGATGTCTATGTTAAGCAATACAAATCTCATCATAGAAGATTTGGCTATAATCTTGCACTTACTGGAGTTGGTAATATTGGTAAAATGCCTAAGTATATACTAGAAAAATCCATAAAAACTAGAAAAGAAAATGCTGTTAAAAGAGGTTACTGGTTTAAACCAGAAACTATAAAAAAACAAGCAGATGGTAGAAGAGGTTTTAAACACACTACAGATGCAATAGAAAAAATAAGAGCAGCATCAACTGGTAGAAAAAAAAGTAAAGAAGTAATACAAAAAACTGTTGATGCAAATATTATTTCTGTAGAACAGTACACTTTAGATGGTATTTATTTAAGAGATTTTTCTAGTATATCAGAAGCATTACTACACCTTGGTAAAAGTTTAAAATGTAGTCATATATCTTGTTGTTGTAAAGGTAAAAGAAATAAAGCTTATGGGTATAAATGGAAATATAAAGAAAGTAACACATGATGTTAGAAAAAGTATGATTATAAGGGAGTCTTTTAGATCTACTGATTTCATAAGTCCCTCATTTATAATGGGTTGTGCCTTTAACTGTAGCTACTGCTATTGTAAGAGACACAAACCGGAAGGATGGTCTATTGCTAAAAACACACTAGATATCCTGACAGAGATTAATTTACATGTTTACTTTGCAACAGTGGAGAAACCTAATCAAACACATCCTGATTACATTACTTATGACATTGGTTGTAATACAGATGTAGCTCTGCATGCCAAGGAAATGAATTGGCAAACTGTATTTGAGTTTTTCAGAGATCATCCACTTGCTATGGGTTCATTTGCTACTAAGCATGTAAACAATGAATTACTAAAATTTAATCCAGAAGGTAAGATTAGAATAAGATTTAGTATTATGCCTGAAAAATGGAGAGCATTACTTGAACCAAATACCTCAACTATCAGTACTAGATTGAATGCTGTTAATTTGTTTCTTAAAGCTGGTTATGAAGTACATTTAAACTTTAGTCCTGTTATTGTACATGATAACTGGTTACTGGAATATGAAACCTTGTTTGCAAACATTGATTACTATGCAAGTATAAACGGTTGGAATAATACTTCTGTAAAAGCTGAAGTAATATTCTTAACTCATAATGAAGAGAAACACAAGTATAATCTAGCTAACAAGCTTCCTGGAGAAGATTTATTATGGGTACCTAAAATACAAGAAGGAAAAGTATCACAGTATGGTGGAAAGAATCTTAGGTATGAGCACAATAGGAAAGCTGATTATATTAAACAGTTTGTTGAATTGCATGATAATTATATTCCCTGGAATACAATTAGGTATTGTTTCACTCTTTTATTACTTTTTAGTTATGTTTAGGACTAGAAAAACACTTTTTGTAGAAGATTTAATCAACAGAGAATACATGCCCAGTACTGGGTATAATGCAAATGAAAATAGTGTTTATGTTAAAGGTAATAGTCTTTCTGTTGTTAATATAAATATAACTTCTATACATACAGATCATTTATACAAGATATATTGCACTGTAGTATTATTAAGCTTTGACTTAACTATTAAGTTTCGTGTTTATGATAATAATAGTGCACCTGTATATAAAGTACTAGATGATCTTGAAGATAAAATAAAAGCATATGAAGCAATAGTAAAATTTGTAGAAGCATGACAGAAGAAGATATAGAAAGATGTAGAGAACAAGCAAAAGCTTTAGGTTATTTTATAGTACAAGGTAAAGACAATGTTTTTTATCACAATGGTTTTGGTAATAGCTGGACTGTTGAAGTAATAATACATTCATCTAATTTTGATTACTATATAGTTGAAGTGGCTTTATCTGGAAAAAATACAAGACTTACAAAAGACTTTGTTACTGGCCATGAAGATATCTTAGGTCCTATACACCAGTGGTGTAAGAGTTTGATAGCTTTTAATAAATTTATAGAGGGTTAGTTATGACACTTAGAGAAACAGAACTAATAGGTAAAAAGCTTGTGAAGTATGGGTTTTACAGAAACAGTAATAATCATCATAAGTATATGTATAAAGATATTAGCATTGAATTTGTATTACTTTATACCAATAACTGGTATGCAGATATAAAAATGTCTGTAATTGATAATGTTATTGTTTTTGTTAAAGGTCATGAAGCTGTATTTACTCCACAGTGGGTAATGGAAGAGTATGATAAGATAAAGGCAATGTTTAAATTTTTAAGATCATGATGACAATACGTGAAGTGAACCTGATTAAGAAAAAGCTTTTAAATATGGGTTTTACCCAGGATGCAGATAGTTCTAGATCCTTTACAAAATGGCATAAATTAGTACCTATCACAGTGAAATTTCAAAAAGCATATGATACATATTATGATGCTTATATTAGATATGGAATAACTCCTGAACAGATAGTACTAGAAACTACTTTTTATGTAGAGCCTAGCAAAATACTTAAGAGATCCGAGGATTTAGCAACAATTTTAAACTTTTTAGATAGATGATAAGATATTTTAAAGACCAAAAGATTAAGGATCTTCTACTTGATATATGTGAGGAACATCATGCAGTATCAAAAGAAGAAGATAGTAATATGGGATACCTGTGGCATATGTATGCGCATGGTACCAAAAAAGGAGACTTCAGACCATTTATTTTTATATCTGAGATGAACTTATTAGTAAAGACAGGATATCTTACTGAAGATGAGAGAAAGAATCTAAATGCTATGTTAAATAGTAATGATGATGACAATGCTCACCTTACTGGATATTCTATACTTACATTAAGAGCTAAGAGGATAGAAGAAATGGGTCTATGGACTCCTGAGAATGAAAAATACAAGGATGTTAATTACACTAGGGATATTATTAATCCTGAAATGTTTTTAAAACCTGTAACACCTTATACAATGTAAACATGGATCCATTCAGAGTAGTTGAGCTACGGGCTCAGTATGAATTATTATCCCAGATTGAAGAAATGTTTCCTCCCCATTCTAAGCATAAAGTTGCTATGTATGTAGATAAAAAGATGAGGGAAATACTGAAAGAACTAGTTATTGAAAAACCAAAAAGTAATGGCAACAAAGAAAACTTATAAGCTTACTGACCTTACTATAGGTAGTAAAGTATTTGTAGTACACAAGAATTATGCTTTTGAAAAAAAAGTTGGTGGTAAAGTTATACCGGCCAAAGTTGTATCATTTGTAAACTCAGGAGGAACAGTGATTCCGGAGTTTAAGATAGTAGGATATCCAAATCCAGTAAATGAACATAGTCATATTCCTTTTACAGATATTAAAAGAGCTATTGCAGCTATTAAATCTTAAGTTATGGAAAATGGAAAAAAACCAGCATTCTCAGTAGCCTTACATGATAATGGAAATGCACTTCACAAAGAAGCAATGGGTCTAACCAAAAGAGAATACTTTGCTGGTCAAGCATTAGTAGGTTTAATGGTACAAGCTATACCAGGAGGTCATAATACAAACACCACATTTAACAATTCTGTAGTTGTTAAACATGCTGTTGATATAGCAGATGCTTTACTTGCAGAATTAGATAAACCTAAAACAGAGTAGTATGGCAGTAGAACTGATTACAAAAGAAGATCTTGATAACTTTAAGAAAGAACTTATAGATGAGATCCGGGTATTACTTGGTGAGAAACCAAAAGACCAAGAATACATGTGGCTTACTGGTAAAGAAACAAGAGAGATTCTAAGAGTTTCTCCGGGAACACTTGCTATGTACACAAGAAAAGGTGCCTTGGGTGTTGCAAAAATCTATGGGAAGAATTTTTACAAAAGAGAAGAGGTCTTAAAATTTATTGAAAATGGAATGCATTAAGTGTGGGGCTCCGGCTACCAAGAGGTATAGTCCAGATTTGGATGTCAAAGGGATTGGAATGTGTGATGAGCATGAAGAGGAAATAAAACTTGATTTACTTATCACACAGTTTGACCCAAAAGGTTGGGAGAAGTTTGAGAAAAAGTATATTAAAAAGAAATAATATGGAAGAAAAAGTTATAACTGTTACCTTAAAAGAGGGTCAAACAATTAGTGATTGGCTTAGGGAAACATTAAAAAGCAGACTATCTAAAAGATACAAGATACTTCACATAGCAGAAGATGCCGGTATAGACAAGTTTCAAGTGTACAGGTTTATGTATGGGAAAGAAGTTACAGGTAAATTTTATGATAAGATTTTTAAATACTTAACTGAGACAAAAAATGAGTGAGCAAGAGTTAGTTGATCTAGGCTTTGAGATGGTTCATATTATGAATCAACAAAGTGACAATGGTTATGATTATTATTATTATCAAAAAGAACTCTGCAGTGGTCTAATCCTACACAGTACAGATAGTATTGATGTGAAAGATGACCATTGGGTGTTAAAATCATTTGAGATACCTGCTGTAGAGATAAAAACCAAAGATCACTACATGCAGTTTTTAGAAGTAATGAACAATATAATTTGCTAATTATGTTTAGTGGTAAGTTTATAAAAAAAGATGGTAAATTAACTTATGCCAGTCCTCAAGATAAGCTTGCTTATGATATGTTTCTAAGCAAGCTTGAAGATGGGCAAATAGTAGATATGTATATTGATCTTGCTAGTGCAGATCATAGTAAAGCTCAGTTGGCTAAAGTACATGCATGTATCCGGGAACTTGCAAAGGAGTCCGGTTATACATTTGATGAGATGAAAATTGTGGTAAAACAAGCATCCGGACTTGAAGACAAGTCCTTTGCTGATTGCAGTAAAGATGAGTTGATGCTAGCTATTGAAGCTTGTATACAGATAGGTAGGGAGAACTATAATGTTAATCTTGCGTAGGTTCTACATAACCTTCATCTCCTGGCTCCAATATTTCCTTTTCTTCAAACATATTGTTAGCAATAGCTTGTCTTTCAATTTCAGCTAACAAAAGAGTAGTGGTATAAAAGTGTTGTTGTAGTTCAGTTTCAAGCTCATTGTATTTTTTAGTCATTACAGCTTTGATGTCCTCTTCAATAGTTTCTTTTGGAAGGTTCTTGAAGATGTAGTATGACAAACCTTTAACCATAAGGTAAAAAGCTTTGTTGACCTTAACATCAACTATTACATCTTCCTTTAGTTCTTTTACTTTAACAGGCATGGTATTTAATTTTAAACAAAAATAAACAAAAAATGGACTTAGAAGAAATTAAACAAAAAATGTTTACTAAACTTGAACCTAGTGGTTGGGATAGAGTTCTTAAATCTTTTATATTTAGCGGTGACTTTGATAATATACTTACTAAGCTATATACACTGAGTCAGAGTGACAAAAGGTTTACTCCACCATTAAAACAAGTATTCAGAGCCTTTGAAGAATGTCCTTATAATAAACTACAAGTAGTTTTTATAGGACAAGATCCATATCCACAGCTTGGAGTTGCGGATGGTATATCATTTAGTTGTGGTAACACAGGTAAATTACAACCCAGTCTTAAATTTATTTTTGAGGAAATAGAAAGAACTGTTTACCAGGGATATCCTACACATCAAGATGTAGATTTAAAAAGATGGTCAGAGCAAGGAATACTAATGTTAAATACAGCTCTTACAGTTGAAGTTGGTAATATTGGTAGTCACTATGATATTTGGAAACCTTTTACAGCATATCTGCTTGATTGGCTTAATAGTTACAACCCAGGACTTATTTATGTATACATGGGTAAGAAAGCTGAAGAATGGTCAGATTTTACTACTAATACAGACTACAAATTCATGGTAAAACATCCGGCAAGTGCAGCATATAATGGGTCCAAATGGGATTCAGATAATTTATTTATTAAAATATCTACAGTAGTAACAAATACAACTGGTGAAATAATAACTTGGTAATATGACAGATATATTTACAAGACTAGTTCAAGAGGGATTAGCACCAAATACTTACTATGTATTGCACTGCATAAAAGAGAAGATTGTTCCAAATAAGTTTGTGAATAAAGAACTTGAGTGCAAAAGGCTGCAAACGGACAATTGGTTGACTGAGAACTTGGAATTAACAAGTAAAAGTCTTATCTTTATGGAAGAAATCAATGGCTATTTCAAAAGAACCAAGAAGAAAACTTCACAAGATTTAATGGGCAGTAACTTTATTGCAAGTATAGAGGCATATGTAGAAATATTTCCTAATAAGAAGCTATCCTCTGGTAAATATGCTAGGGTAAATGCCAAGAATCTAGAAGCTCCATTTAGATGGTTCTTTGAAACATATGATTATGATTGGGAAACCGTTCTTAAAGCTACAGAGAAGTATGTTGATGAATTTAGTATAAGAAGGTATGAGTTTATGAGAACTGCACAATATTTTATTAGGAAGCAGAACATAGACAAGACCTTTGAGTCTGACTTAGCAACTTACTGTGAGATTATTAGGAATGGTGATGATGAAGAACAAGTATATTTTAGTGAGAAAGTAGTATGACAAACTTAAAATTATTAATGATTGCTGTTGTGGGGTCTTTGTTTTGTTTTACTGTGATTGATTTCTTTATTGTAGAGATCAAGTTTGGGCAATACTTAATAATTGAACTACTGATGGCAATTATACATGGTTTCTATAACTATGTTAAGAACAAATATTTAACTAATACATAATAAACATGGCAGAATTATTTAATGGTGCACAAGCACTGCAACCTGTAAGTGAAAGAGATGCTTTACACAAAGCATTAGCAAAGATTGCGGCTAGAAGCCGGGGAGATATTAAATCTTTAAGAAGTGCTTGGCCCAAATTTAATGATGCCTTTTGTGATGGATTAGAGTGGAGAACTATCACTGTAGTAGGTGCTAGACCTGGTACAGGTAAGACTTTGTTTATGGAACAGTTGATTAGTGACATTATACAAAATAATGCTGATCAAAGGTTCCGGGTATTAAAGTTTCAGATGGAAATGGTTGAAGAAACCAGTGGTGTAAGAAAGCTTAGTTTAAACACAGGTGCTGATTACAATACTCTTATGAGTAAAGGTAAAAAGATTGATAAAGATCTTTTTGAAAAATGTAAACAGTATTATGATAATACAGCTCATAAAGACATTATAGATGTAGTTTATGATGCATGTACCGTAGATGAAATGTGTGCCACAGTACATTACCAAATGCAAAAATACTCCAAAAAGGTTCTTGATGCAGATGGTAATCAGAAGACTGAGTACACTAATATGTTGGTAGCAATAGATCATTCAGCTTTATTTAAGAATGGTAAGGGACAAAAAGATAAATTTGAAATGTTAGGAGCTTTAGGTGAAGCACTCACCATGTTAAAAAAGAAGTATCCAGTAGCTTTTGTAGTCCTCAGCCAGTTGAATAGAAACATAGATGATCCTAAGAGAGCTGTAGATGCTGATTATGGTAATTATGTACTAGATTCAGATATCTATGGTTCCGATGCATTGTTACAACATGCTGATGTTGTCTTAGGTATTAATAAACCTTCTCTAAGAAAAATAAGACAGTATGGGCCTGACAGATATATTATAAATGATGAAGACATCTTGGTCTTTCACTTTTTAAAGTCTAGAAATGGCACCACAAGGATAAGTTTCTTTAAACTTGATAGAGAGGTGATGAGGATAATAGAGATACCTACTCCAGCATGTGCAACTAAAAAAGTATCAACACAGTAAATTTTAATTATGAATATAAGAAAAGAAAAAGAGAAAGAGTTCTTTGTTAAGCACATGGACACTTTTAAGAAACTAGGGTTAGCTGACCCGTTTTTTATTATTAAAACTGCATTTTTCCAGAAAGGTAAGTATGGAAGACAAGTACAATTATTTGAGTCTGAAATTAGTAAGGGTGAGGACATTTACATGGAGTTCTATGACAATGTAAATGATGACAAGGGTAATCTTGTTGATGTTGTTCCCTTCAGTGAGGATAGACAGCTTTTTAAATACAAAGCTAATCCATTCTATGCTGAGGAGTATGACATTAAAGAGGGTAGTAACTTTAAAGGTGAGCCTTATATATTGTATACTGTTCCTTTGTCAGAGTTAGTAGCTGTACTAGATGATGGTACGGAGATTACCTATGCTCTGTATGAGAAGAGAAAAGAGGATGCTAAGAAAGAGGACTCATTACCTAAACTCCAAAAGAGTTTATCATTGTTTCCTGACTTTGAAGAGGAATTTCCTAAGAAAGAAAATGAGCTGTCACTAGATGAGGTTTACAATACAGAGATTGCAGATGCACCATTATCTGAAATGACTATCAGAGATTTTGCAGCAATCATGTTGATGAAACCAATAAGTGCAAGCCCATGGTTGAATGATATCATTAGACAAACAAAAAGTGAGATATGAGTATAGTACTTCCTACAAGTAAAGTAAAGGCTGAAAGACAGAATCCAAAGAGAATGATTATTTATTCTAAGCCTAAGACTGGTAAAACAACTGCTTATGCCGGTCTTGAGAATAATTTAATCCTAGATTTGGAGAATGGTTCTGATTATGTTGAGGCACTTAAAGTAAAGATCAATAATTTACAAGAGTTATTAGATGCTGGTAAAGCCATCAAGGCTGCTGGTAATCCATATAAAGTTGTTACTATTGATACTGTAACTGCATTAGAAGATATGATACAACCACTTGCGGTAAAAATTTACAAGCAAACAGCATTAGGATCTAAATTTGATGGAGATAATGTGTTAACATTACCCATGGGTCAAGGTTATATGTACATAAGGCAAGCATTCTTCCAAGTATTAGATTTTATTGATACCTTAGCTCCCCATATTATTTTATCTGGTCACATTAAGGACAAGGTAGTTGATGATAAGGGAGAGATGGTTATGTCTGCAAACATTGATTTGACAGGTAAAATAAAGTCTCTTATTTGTGCTAATGCAGATGCCATTGGTTACATGTATAGAAAAGGTAACAAAACTATTTTGAGTTTTAAAACTAATGAGGAGGTTACTTGTGGTGCAAGACCTGAGCATCTCCGTAATGAAGAAATAGTAGTTACTGAGATGAATGAAAAGGGTGAACTAGAGTTTCACTGGGATAAAATTTATGTATAATAACAAATAAAATAGAAACAAAATGGGATTAAGTACAACTGACTTAGGAACAGGTGGCAATGGACTACCTAAAACAATTTCTCCAGGGAATCATGTGTTAAAGATTAACATGATAGATTTGGAAGACTTCAAATTTATTGAAGGTGCAAAACATTTAATTTTGCATGTTGAAACACAACCAATTGCTGACTTTGAGGGTTTTGCTTTGGACAAAGATAATCCTGAGAAGGGTCATTATGATGGTCAAATTGGTAGAGTAAAAGCAAGCCAATATGCATTTGCAGATGGAGTAACTAAAACTGGTATTAATATTCAGAGAGATAGATCTATTCTAATCTTCTTACAGAGTCTTTGTAAAACTCTTGGTGTAAATGATTGGTTTACTGAACAAGATGGTAAACATGATACTATTGAAGACTTTATAGATGCATTTAATGCAAGTGCACCTATCAAAGACAAGTATCTTGAGTTCTGTGTTGCCGGTAGAGAGTATGAAGGTAAAACCGGTTATACTAACTATGACATGTGGTTGCCAAAATCAGAGAATAGAAAATATTCATTTGGTGAGATAGAGGAAGGAAAAGTTATTACTTTTGATGAATCTAAACATTTGAAAAAATTAGAGACAAAAGAAGTAAAAAGCTTTGGAGATGATGAGTTCACAACTCCACCTAAAACATCTTCTGACTTCAGCCTAGACTAATAGTTATAGGGGGAGTTAGAAATGGCTTCCCCTTAATTTTTAAACTAGGTAGTATGATTTCAACAAAAAATTTAATTACTGAAATTGAGCAGGTTCCAAAAGAATGGATCTTTGAGTATTATCTGAATCTAAAAGAGAAATTAACAGGTCAGGATGTAAAGATGCTATCTGCATTTAATTCAAAGGACAAGGTTCCCTCCATGTTTGTATATTTTGATGTTAACTATTCATCATATAAGTTCAAGGACTTTTCATCTGGTTATCAGGGAGATGGTATTGAGATGGTAAAGTATCTCTTTAACATGCCGTCAGCTGGTCATGCAATAAACAAAATAATTCTAGACTATCAACAGTTTCTTACAAACAATGATGTGTATGTTGCAGAGCCTACTATGTTCCATGATAAGTATAAGGTTGTGGATTATGAAATGAGGCACTGGAATAACTTTGATCAGAATTATTGGATGCGGTTTAAGATTGGGTCATCTATGCTTGATAGATACAATGTAGTTCCATTGTCTTTCTTTACTATGAGTAAGAGTGAAGCTGATGGTAGTATTACATCTCATACATTTAGGAAGTCTCATACATATGGTTACTTCAGGAATGATGGTAGTTTGTACAAGATATATATGCCAAAGAGTACTCAGAAAAAGTTTATCAAGGTTGAGAATTATATTCAGGGCACAGATCAGTTACTATATAACTGTAAGTATCTGGTTATTACTTCATCACTCAAGGATCTAATGGCTTTTAATAAGCTAGGTATTAGTAATATTGAAGCAATTGCCCCGGACAGTGAGAACACTATGATTGGAGAAAAGGTTATTGGAGAACTAAAGCTTAAGTATAATAAGATTGTTGTCTTGTTTGACAATGATGAGCCCGGTATTAAAGCTGCTGAAAGATACAAAGACAAGTATGGATTTAGCTATATACTGCTACCAATGGAAAAAGATCTATCAGATTCAGTAAAAGAACATGGTATAGATAAAGTTAGAGAAGTGTTATTCCCATTATTAAAACAAGCATTATGAGTATAGAAAGAACAATGAATGACCTTGAGGAGCATATTGACTATGCTAGTAGTTTTTTTGGAGATCTAAGAAATAAAATTGAGATAGAGTTAAAGGACCTCCATGATGAAATAGCTCAACTTAAAGATGACATATCCACACTTGAAGCACAAAATGAACTCTTAGAAGAACAAGTGGGAGAGCTCAAGAAAGAAAATGTTATGCTTAATTTTGAGTTAGCTGAAGTTACTAATCAACTAATACAGATAAGATATGAAAAGTGACTGGCTACATCTAGGAAAAAAGTTTGAGGAAGGTGATATACCTGTAGGAGGTGTAGGATTTATTTATATTATGACTGCTATTATAGATGGTAAGTCTGTTGCATACATTGGTAAGAAAAACTTTTTTGCCAATATTAAAAGACCTCTGGGTAAAAAAGCTCTAGCAATGTCTACGGACAAGAGACTTAAAAAGTACAAGAGGGAGTTAAAACCAGACTTCATGAACTATTACAGTAGTAATAAGATTCTTAAAGATGCTCACAAAGCTGGAGTACCAATCAAAAGAGAAATTCTCCGGATATGTTACTCTCAAACTGAATTAACATATCAAGAAGCAAAAGCTCTTTTTATTGAAGAGGTTTTAGAAGATGATAGATATTTGAACCAAAACATTTTGGGAAAATTTTACAAAACAAAATAATTATGAGTAATTCTAGACACATATGGGAAGGTTGGACAGTGCAATCATTTATTGATACATTAGATCCAATATTTAGTATGATTATGAGTAATAACTCTTGGCAAAAACCTTTTAAAACTAAGGAAGAAATTAAAAATTGGTGTAAGGAAAACCAACCTTACTACAAAAAACATATTCCTGAAGTAGCAAACCATTTTATTAAAAAAGCAGGATTATGACAGAATTAGAATTGACAAGCCTCTTATTTAAGTTGGCTGATTTAGGTATTACAGGTGTTAAAGTAAAATATGATGGTGGAGGAGACTCCGGTTCTATTGAATGGATTGGTTATACAAAAGTTCCATGTGAAACTCCAGAAGATGTAAATGACAATGTAAATGATTGGGAAACTGAATCTGCTTTAACAAATTTAGATGGAGATCTTTATTACCAAATTGAATCATTTGCAGAAAACAAACTTCTTGATGATATAGAGGATTGGTGGAATAATGAAGGTGGTTTTGGTAGTTTATGCATATGTGTTCCTTCAGGAAAGTATATTATTAATAACCACATAAGAATCACTGAGACTGAAGATTTCTTTCATGATGGAGATTTATTTAGTAAAACAGAAGAAGAATGAAAGAAAGGGAAAAAGCAGATGAATTGTATAATTATGCAGTAAAGTTACATGGTGATGAAAAAGCTAAGGAAGAAGCATTAAAATCTGCAGCAGCAACCCATGCATTAGCACCATTTAGAGATGGTCTAATGAAAAACAGAACTTACTGGGAAAGAGTTATTGAATATTTAAAAAAGAAGTAATGGCACATCCTTTAGAACACTGTAAATCCTCAATAAAAAAATGGGGTGGAGAATGGAGTGATTACATTGCAATTCATAATTGGTTTGATGAAACTAAAAAATGGATTGGGCATAGTAAACACAGAATGTTTAGACATCATAGTGAAGGTATATTTGAATGTGAAAAGATATTTGGAATGTCTTTTGTCAACTCAGATGGTAAAACAGTATATACAAGATATGTTGCAGAGCAACATGTTAAAGAGGATTGCAATAACTACATTCCTAGTGCAAAAGAATGGGTTACTATGATTGCAAGTGGTAAACCTGAGAAATGGGCAATAAAAACTTTAAAAATTGAAGACTAATGGAAAGTGTAAAAATTAATGACCAAAATATTAAAGTGGTCTTTTCAAATGAAAATGGGTCAGGTGAGTTACCTCTAGAAATGGGACTCATACTAAGTAAAGAAGGAGATAAGAAAGTAGTTACAGTTACTTTAGATCCAAAGTTAACTACAACTGAAGCTTCTTTTATGGGAGCTGTTTATATGGATACTTTAAATATATTAATGAAAGTAAAAGAATCATTTGATAGCGGTGAGGGTTATCAAGGACTCCATGTGTTAACTAGAGCAGAGTATAAAGAGTATGTAACAAAGGTATTGGGTTATAAAATTGAAGACTAATGGCTAAAATGATTTTTGACAAAGAAGAAACAAGAAATTTATTGAACATGTTACAATCCTCTGATAAAGAGAATCATATTGTAGCATTTCAGGCATTGAAGAATGTTGATGTAAATAAATACATAGGAGAGTTACTTGTAATGTACAAGTTCTCTGGTGTACAAAGATCTGACTGGTCTGAGGCTGGGAAGAAATTACACAGCAAACTAGTAAGTATAGTGGGAGAAAGTAATCTTAGTAGTCCAAGAACTCTTAGTCTTATTACAGCTCAGAAGGGTTCTAAGACTTCAGTAGAGCTATTTATGGAATATTTTGTCAGAGATATGACAAGTATGTTGGAACAAATTGGGTACCCAACAGATAGTTTTGAAATAAACATTAAACTAAAGGACAATGGACAAACAACAGAGTCTAAGTAAAACAGGTAAAGAACTAATGTTGAAACTTATTGTATTTTCTATCTAAAAAAATGGTAGCATCTAAGTAAAGCAAACTAAAAATTTTGTTTATGTTTTGTTTGCCTTGATAAGTTAAAACATGTAATTGAGTAGTCTTGCAGTTTTTAGGATTATATAATTTAGTTCTATTAACAGCAAGACTATTTATTAGTATATCTTGCACTTTAATTAAAAAGTCTTTTGGTCCTAACATGCTAAACAAATAATCTTTAGATGTATTATTTGCATAAATACAACCATCACCATCAAAATATCCTCTGATAAAGTGATGTTGTAAATGCTCTGGAACAGTAGATGGAAAACTTAAAGTTGTACCTTTATTTGGATAAAGACCATGTTTAAGCAAGTCTTTTACAAGTTTAGATGAAGTTATAGAAAGTTTAATCTGATTTTGTCTATTACCTGGTTTATTAATAACTAGTAATGGACCAGTATAATTAAGATGATTTTTAAATTTTTCTAAGATATTTTTATCTTTTTCTTGTAATGATATGGATACAACTTTATTAGTAACATTACCATCTGCATACAGTAAACCAAGATAATAAGCTTTTTCTTCAGTGTTTATTTCATTGAAGAAATCTTTATCATGTGTATATTTTGTAGCAGCTTCAGCTAATGTTCTGAGTTGTGTTCCAGATTTTTTAATAATTGAATAAATGGTTTGTGGTGTACAATTACATTGTTTTGCTAATGTATAACATGAGTCACCATGAATATATTTATCAATTATTTCTAATTTAGATAAGGGTAATTTATATCCTTTGTTTTGTTTTATAACCATAGTACAAATATAATACTATAATATGAATATATTAAATAAAAGTGAAAGTTTAGCAAGAATTTCAAAAAATCTTATGCTTACTGAGCCCTATTACGGGTTCTTTCTCATTATGTTGAATAAGCTATGGGACAGTAAAAGAGTTCCTACAGCTGGTGTGAGCAAGAATGGAATTAATTATCAGCTTACTATTAATACAGAGTTCTGGGAAAGTCTCAGTGAGGACCACAGATATGGATTATTAAAACATGAGTTACTTCATATTGCTTTTGGACATCTTACTACATTCTTTAAGTTTACTAACAAGAAACTAGCTAATGTAGCAATGGATTAATTCCTAGTCCCGCTATGCAGTAATGCATAGTTGAAAGCTTTAAATTGACGGGGAGTCCCTAAAACCTTATCTACCAAGTATACATAGTGATATAGTATATGGCCAGAATAATTACCTGGGTATGGTAAAAAAGATAAGGATGTTAATGGGTAATCCGCAGCCAAATTTCTTTAAAAAAGTTTGTTTAATGGAAATTAATTAGTATATTAGTTGCATGAAAAAACTAAGTGTGTTAAATAGTACCATTATAGATTTGTACAATACAGGTTTGTCCTGTCAAAAGATTGCAAATCAGTTAAATATTTCTGAAAGTTTTATTAATAAAAAACTTAGGGAATTAAATATTACTAAAAGATCTAATTCTAATTATAGAAGAAGATCATGGAATGAAAATTTCTTTACTGAAATAGATAATGAGGAAAAAGCTTATTGGCTTGGGTTTTTATATGCAGACGGTTGTGTGCATGATAAACTTAATGGTCAAAAGTTAATCACTCTTGTTGTAAAAGATAAAGAAGTTGTAGAAAAGTTTATAAAAGCATTAAATGGTGATTTTGAGGTTAAGCAGTATAAAGATGTATATGGTGTATACTTAACTAGTAAAATTATGTTTAATGATTTATGTAAACTTGGATGTGTTCCAAGAAAGTCTTTAATTCTTGAATTTCCTATAATCAATTCAGAACTTATATCTCACTTTATTAGAGGGTATTTTGATGGTGATGGTAGTGTGTTTACTTATACACGCAAGGGAAAAATAAAGAGTTCTAAGAGTATTGGTGTTGGTATATGTGGAACTGAGGAACTATTGAGTACTTTAGCACAACATGCTCCTATTAATATTCCAAAAAAAGACAAGAGAAAATTGGGTAATATTTGGTATTCTTCAATATCTGGGTCAAAAAGAGCATTAGCATTTTATAATTATTTATATCAAGATGCTACTGTTTGGTTAGACAGAAAGAAGAATAAATTTGAAAACTATTTTAAAGAAAGAGGTTCAGAGACTACAATAAGCCACCCTACTGGGGTGAAGGTATAGTCCGATCTGCAGGGAAACTTGCAGCTAACATAAATGATGGAGATAAATCAGTATATAAGTAAACAGTATCTACCAGAAGGTGGTATTGATATAGATAACTATACTGATATAGAACTAGATAGGAAAGCCGGTGCTAGGTATTATTATGACAAACTGAATCAACTTCAGGATGAAAAAGATAAGAATGGTACTACTGGGGACCCTAATATGGATCAACTTCTTGACAATATAGAGAATGGTGACATACCTGATCATAGTACTTGGGAAGACTTTGAAGATCTTACAGAGGCAGAACAGAAACTTATAGAGAAACAGTTACAGAAAGTTCTTACTGATGCTAAAGAGCAGACAGAAAAGAAGAAAGGTAATATTCCCGGGGAGATAGAAGGGTTGATCATAATTGAAGAGATTGTTAAACCTAAATTTGACTGGAGAGGATTTATTAGGAGATTTACTGGTGTTAGTACTAAAGTATTTACTAAGAAGATCAGAAGGAAAGAGAACAGAAGGTTTGAAGCTAATCCCGGTCTTAAAGTAAAAATGAGACAACATATGTTGTTGGCCATAGATACTTCAGGTTCTGTAAGTGATTCAGAACTTAAAGAATTTATGAGTGAAATCTACCATATTTATAAATGTGGTGTTGATATAACAATAGTACAGTGTGATACAACTATCAGATCAATTGAACCTTACAAAGGTAAATTTGAGATGAGTGCATTTGGAAGAGGTGGGACTGAATTTGATCCTGTCCTAGAGTATTTTAATGAAAACCTGAAGAAATATACAAGCCTGGTGTATTTTACTGACGGTGAATGTTGGACACATGTAAAACCTAAAGGAAATATTCTATGGGTTTTGTCAGAGAGATCCCATATGAATAACAGCTTACCAGGAAAAGTAATTAAATTAGAACTATAAAAAAAAGAGTATGAGCCAAGTACAATTAAATGTTGAAGAGTTAAAGAGTTTTATTAAGCACATGGTTAAGAATAACCAACACATTCAGTCTGAAGGAAAAGTTCCTGTGGCAATTAATATTGAAGGTGATGCTGGTTTGGGTAAAACTTCTGCTATTATGCAGTTAGGTAAAGAATTACAAATGGATGTTGTAAAGCTGAATTTATCTCAGCTAGAAGAATTGGGTGACTTGGTTGGGTTTCCTGTAAAAGAATTCCAGATACAAAATGTTGAGGGTAAAACTCAATGGATTGGTGAAGCTCAAGTACCTGTAGCACTTCACAAAGGTCATAAAGTTGTTGCAAAGAGAATGTCACATGCTGCTCCTGAATGGATTCAGGGTAAAGGAGAAGGTGGTTTCTTGATTCTTGATGATTATACTCGTGCGGATTAACAAAATATGTAGTCTAGTAGTGTTAGTGTGAATAATTTAAGTATCTTTATGATATGGAAAAATTAAACACACAAACTCTTAAGACAGCATTAAAGAGTATAGGAATCTATAAAATTAAAATTAATGATAAAGAGTACATTGGTAGCTCTTGTAATATTGGTCATAGGTTAAAACACCACTTGTGGTCTCTTGAAAATTTAAAACATCATAATAGAACAATGCAAAACTTATACAATAAGTATGGTAAAGAAGAAATTTACTTTACTATTGTAGAAAAATGTTCTGATGATATTTTAATAGAAAGAGAAGCTTACTATATTAACACACTTAATCCATATATAAATCATATACTAGATCCACAAACTCTAGTTAGAGATGATGTATATAAACAAAGGATAAGTGATGCTAAGAAAAAAGCTTATGCAAATGGTTTAAAACCTCACAATCTTAAAGCAGTACATAAATATTCACTTGATAAAGGTGAGTATTTAGAAAGTTTTGATTCTCTTACAGCTGCAGCTAAATCTATTAATGCTAAAAGTATTAATGGTATAAAAGCAGTTTGTAAGGGAGATGCATCTTCTGCAGGAGGATTTATATGGTCTTTTACTCATAACATTAATATGTTATATAGACTAAAAGAGTATAAACTACAACCCGTATTACAATTTACTACTGATAATGTTTTTATCAAAAAATGGGAGTCTATAAC